TATCCTAGCATCTTCTAAATAAGGATACATCCCCCAATGCTTTTCTAATAAATGAAACCTAATGCTAGATATGTACTCAGGATCTTCTCTCGTATCTTCATAAAAGAAAAACTGTGCCTCAGGGTACTTGTAGATTAGCTTTTTAAATTCTTCCTCCTCAGGATTATTCGCACAAATAATATGTACTTGGTGTTCTATAAACAAATTACGCTTCTTAAATGAATAGAGCATCGTATCAACTTGCCACGCATAATATTTAGATGCGGGTTGGACACAAATAAAAATCATTCAGTACTCGAAAAGGTTAAAAAATATGGACTCCTCGTATTTATCATAACTAGCAATTAAAATTAAAGTATTCGTAATACCATTCTTGGCTCCCTGATCTTCTTTCAATATGATAATCCCTCACCGAAAAATCAATACAGTTTAAAGTCACATTCGAACTAGGTTGTATTGTGATATAGGTTTCTACGCTTGGACTTGTAGCCTCTCTGTATTCAATCTCTAATGTTTTAGTACTACTTAAGTTATAAACCCTAGCTTGGGCACTTGTAGGAGGCAACGTAGTGGTTGTCGTAGTAGTGGTCGTTGTGGTGGTAGTAGTTGTCGTGGTTGTAGTAATAGTTTCGTATTCTACGTGATATGGTGATCTTGCATTAATCATTTTCCTGAGTAAAAGTCATCTAATTCAACAATAAAATCATTAAACATTCTGTCGGGTAATTTCTCGAACGCTTTCTTAAATGGTTTAGTAAAAAACATACTTGGCTTAATTCCTCTTTTAAATATAGAATTCGAAATTATATATCCCATAGTCTTATAGCTTAGAAATCTTCCTTTCTTATCCCTGAACTGAAATCTTTTTGATGCTACCCATTCAGTCAATGCTCCTGCGGGAGGTTTTTTAGCTAGATACTTATAAGGCGTGTTATACTTTTTCATTACTCCCGATACTCCCTTATCTATAAAATCTGCATAAGGTTTATCCCTTGTATCTAGAAACTTTAAAACAAAGCCATCCTTATCAACTTTAAGATCATATCCTAAACTCTTAGCTAATGCTCCTGTATTAGATTTTCCTTGAGTTTGCAACTCTTTCTTGGATTCTAATATAACTTCCTTAGCAAAACTATTTAAAGTCCTTGAAATGCTCTTAAATTTAGTCACAGGAAGGTAATTTTACATTGTTCTTAGTAATCACATCCATAGTCATTGCCCATCCCGCTACCTTATTTGCGAATCGATCTGTAAAAGGCTCGCAACTAGGATCCCCAACTATTTGGTATTGATCTGTATAAATCGTTCCTCTTTTTAATTCCTGATATAATCTGTTCTGCACTAATAGCTGAGAATTTAAAACATCAGCCTCGTTATCATTCCCATCGAATAAATCACTCGCCCTCTCTTTACTAGAATCTACTATGTCCATAGAAATTACGCTAATATTGAATGTAATTATATTATCAGAGAAACTAGTATTGTTTATCAGGATATGCGATAAAGGATACATTGTTTGTTTATCTAGATCGATGTCTGCAATTTCCCCTCGAGTAACTTTATTTACATTCGGGTCTGCTAATAATTGATCCTTAATTTTATCTAATACTAAATAGTATGCTCTAGATCCTTCGTTGCTCATTTTTTATTTAATAATTGATTTTCTAATTCTAATTTTTCTTTTTCAAATGCTAACATTAAAAAACATTCGTGCGCTCTCAGTTCGGAGATATTTCCAAATCTTCTAATATCTCCCTGAGCGAGAGAATATAGTGACTGAAACCAACCCCATTTTGAAGCAAAATTTCCCGTTGCTGAGAGGTCAGTTCCTCCATCTGAGTCGATGAATATTTCAGGATAGCTCTTTGTAACTCGTTTCTTAAATTGTAAAAAAAAACCGATGCTCCTAATGCAATATCTACGGGAGTTCTTTTCATAGTATCCTCGTTGTCTATGCCATCATACTTTTTAATAGTATATCTGTCTCCCTTCTCCATTTCAATTGGTCTATATAAAACACTCATTGCCTTATGCATCGAATCCCAAGCGATCATATTTTCGTCTAGATCAATGTACTCCCCAAAACTAATGTCATCTAAGTTTGGTATAAATCCATAATCCGTACCATCGAATGTGAATCTCTGTTGAAACTTAGGCTCTTCTAATAGTACTTGGTTGATCTCATTTATTATATTCTTTACATCCTGAATCTTAAAATAAAATACATCGGTTAATTTAACACCACAAAAGATCTGTATCATTTTCTGCATTAAAAATACATCATCTACATCCTTGTTCTCTGCAACTTTTAGAAATCTCTGATACTGTTCGAGAGTAATATCCGATAGTTTATTAGGTATATTAACTGTGATCTTCATAATCTTATAACGCTATTTGAATGCAATTTAAAAAAAAAGGGGCACATCTCTGCACCCCAATTACTAACTAAACCAAACAAATGAAACCTAGCCTTTTGGGTGAGTGGCTAATAACTCATCTTCTCTTGCACATTCACTAGAGCAGTAATTCGATTGATACCTTTCATCAACTCTAGTTCCACAGTTATCGCACCAATAATTCTCTTTGTAAGTATCTAATACGTGATCTGCAATTTCTCTCCAATTCACGTCTGCAATAAATGCAAGTGCATATTGATAAACTAGATCTTTCTCTGTTACGCATTCGCTATAAAATTTCTCTTCTACGTATTCTCTGATCTCCTGCCCTAGATCATAAATCAGCATATCCGATCCTCTATTATCTTCGATAAAATCTGTCCAATGATCAGTATCTAGGTCATCTATCATCTCTAAATTTATTTTCCAAGTTGGATAGTTTGTCCATCCATTATGTGTTTGATTTTTCATAGTTATAGTTTTAAAAGGGGAGTTTCCTCCCCCTGATTAATTATCTTATTGATTGCATCATTTTATTAATTCCATCTTGGAATACTAATGCTCTTTTATAAGCATCCTTGCCATCAAATATTTTTTCTCTGATATTATCTCCAAATTTTATTATCAACTTGTAGGATGTTCCCTCAGAATTTGACATTAGTCTTGTTGATGTTGATCTATCTTTGTAATGTTTCATTGTTATAGTTTTAATTAATAATAGTACTAATATAAAACAATTATTTTGATTATCCAAAATTTTTGATAACTATTTTATCGTATTGCGTATTTACCAAAGTTTGGTTTACTCAATAATGAATAGGTAGCATACCTCAACGCATCAGCAGTGTGGTTAGCCTTATCCTCAGGAATGTTCAGTATCTTTCCATTTCGATCCTCTCTCCATTTATAGTTTCTGAATTCCTGAATCATATTACTACTATCCTCCGAGATATTAATCTTGTGTCTTTTAAGTAGATCTATTCCCGCATTCACACTATCTCTGCCCTTTACACTTCCTTTAATATTCCATCCCATTCTCCTAAGTTCTTCATTCAATCTAGGCTCTGCTGAGTCCGCAAATATCATTTCTCTATTAATCCCTAGGCTTTGCAATTTCCTGTGGATGTCTATCGTAGTCATCATCGTTTGATATAGATACTCTTTACAATACAAATCGTAATCCTTAATCCACACCCCTATAATAGTTGTTGGGTCATTAGTAAATCCATAATCAATCCCATAGCTTAAAAACTTAGCATCCTCAGGAATCGTGTTTACTTCTGCGAATCTGAAAATAGTTGATTTAGATATTCCTCGAATTCCCAATCCGTATATCTGCCAATATTCCTCGTCTGTATCTCTAAGTCTCTCGATCTCATTAACAATAGTTTTCTCAAGATACGGGTTGTCTTTATAAGTTGTCTGATAAAAGTCTGCATCCTCTCTGTTTATTACTCGATCATAAATCCAATGGTACTCGTCTGAGGGATTATAGTCTAGTATTATTTTTTCCTGAGTCCTGAATATTAATTGTTGCCAATCTTCAAAATATAATTCATTAGCCTCGTTGATAAATAATAAGTCACGCTTTCTCCCCCTTACTTTCTGTGGTTGATCTAATGATATAAATTCTATTAAGTTTCCTTTCAATCGATACTCGCTAGAGGATTTATTATGATCCTCCTCCTTATATATTCCTTTCTCTCTAAGTATCGTAATGAAATCCCTCATCGCTGAGGTTCTAAGTGCAGGATATGTCTTTCTGCAAATTGTTATGATCTTCCCTACATTCCTCGCACAGTAATGAAAGATGATCCAAAGAATAATATTGTACGTCTTCCCTGATCTCGTCCCTCCCTGCTCTACAGTTATTTTTTTATTGGAATTAACTAAATGCTCACAAACTACGTTCGTATCAATCCGCATTCGTTTTTATAATATTTAATTCTATCTCGGCAGGATATCCATCAGCACCTGTTACTTCCTGTCTTTCTACATACCCCCGATTCTTTCCTTTAGTCTTTAAATAGAATATCGTAGCCGATGTATTCCCATCCCTGATCTGTTTATGTAATTGTGATTCTGCGAAATCTAGAGCAATATTCTGTATATCATCAACCTCCTTTTTAAACTCAGGATCTTTTAGCCATTCGTAAAATGTACTCCTAGCAATTCCCGCTTGTTTAACTGCAGTTGTAACTACCCCTAGAGATTTCTCTAAAGATTCTAATACTACCTTTTTTATAGTGTCCGTTTTGTCCATTTATTTAAATTTCTCTTCTATTATTTTTGGCACTGCCTTATTCCAATTAATCTTGTGATGAAGCCTTAAATTTTTTGCTCCCATCCTCCCAACTTTTACACTACTCGGATTATACATTACCGAATAAAAACTTTTTACAAAAGTACCCTGATCTAAATACATTTCGCTCATTCCTCCCTTATTATGTTGTGTCATTTCCTGAGTTAATGCGAATTCACAAACAGTAAAAAATAAATCTCCTTTATTTCCTAGATTCACGTACGTATTTACATCCTCATTCACCCTACCTAAAAATTGGAACTTTCTCTTTGTCGAACATACAAAAGAATTCATTGCCTTTCTTGCTAATCCTTTCTTAAACACCGAGCAACTTTCTCCGCCAACAAAGTCCCCTGCTTGTGCCATACATACTGTTTTAGCATTTGTATTCTTATATAACGTCAAAAGTAATTCAAAAAAGATATTAATGTCTTTTATTCTAGTTTTGCTTGTATTGTATTTTCCCATTTCATTTACTCTATAATTAAACGAAGTATAATCGTCATCTAATTGAATAAAATACTCGTACCCTAATTCCTCTGCTATATTCCAACAAGCATTCCTAGCAAATATAACTGTTCTTCTATCTTTTTGATTATCCCCCACATCGAATTGCTTTGCAATTTCCTCTTTATTAAATACGGATATTTTATCGCTATGAATATATTTGTATTTATCTAAACACTCATCATCGTCCGAACAAACAATTCTGTAATCTCCTTTAAAATTATACTTATTCAATGTATCCAATGTCTTAATATTATCAGGCCTCCCATAAGACAAAATAAATACTAAAAAATTATCCATAATCCTCTACGTACTGTTCATAAACGGATTGTTGTAATTCTACGTATCCATTTCTAATTGCTTTATCATAATCAATAATAACTAAGGCATTATTTTCCATCAACTCCTTAGTATTTTTTTCGCTATGAGAATAATAATCTGCAATCTTATCAAAGTAAAAAACAATATGTCTAGTAGCTGCCAACTTTAAAAACCTTTTTTCGTTATCTTCTGCATTACTTTTATCTATTTCCTCTAATAATTTTTCATATTTAGTAGAGTCAAACAAATCGTTAATACTTGGTTTTACTTCTCTAGGTTCATATAAAGGAGCATTTATCTTTTTACTATAAATATCGTCTTCATCTTTAAACTCTAATAATTTGGGTAAATCTAATCCCCATTCATCTAACTTTTCTGTGTCCCATTCATTAGCAAGAGTATCCCAGTCCCACTCACCGAAAGAAGAATTGTCTTTTATAATAAACTCTTGTTTCTGTTCTTCTGTCCATCCCTTAGCAATATCGATATGCACCTCAGATAATCCTGCTTCTTTACACGCTTTTAATCGCATATTACCTCCAAGCACTATGTAATCTTCATCCACTACGATAGGTCTCTTTTCTAGCATCTCGGGAAAATCCTTAATGCTCTTTACTAGCTTTCTGAATTTATGATCCTTAATAAATCTAGGATTGCTACTATTTTCTTTTACCTTATCTATTTTTACTTTCATATGAATTTAACTTTATACTTTTTCTTAAAATTATATAATCGAATGATCATATCTTTATAAGCATCTCTGCCATTACAACCTACTAGCATATTCGAATACGTATTGCATTTACTTAAAAAATAGTCCATATCAAACTCGTGATGTTTTGATAATGCATCTAATGCTAATATGAAGGTTGCTCTGCTATAAAACTTATAAAAAGGCTTGAGAGTTTTAGCAGAAGATAAAACAAAATCTGCAGCCATAAATCTATTTGCATTTAACTTTCCCTCTCTGAAAGTTTTACCCCCTGATTTACCCTCTACTAAAGTTACAATAGTCGAGAGAGTAAACTCTGAATGCTTTTCCCTTAATTTTCTAAAGGCGATATAAACCTGATTTCCAATCGTACACTGAGTATCCAAATGATTCTGTAAAGACCAATCTAAACCCTTTTGTAAATTAATTAAATTAAGTAACTGTTTTTTCTTAGTTACATTCTCTTTTTCATAAAAGAATTTAAAAGGGATCCCTAGTATTTTACAGGCAGTAAATCTATGCTGCCCCTCTAGGATTTGATTTTTTTTATTGACTTTTAATGGTATCTGTTGTCCACTCTCTTTTAGTTCCCTCACAAAATAATCTACGTGAGATTTTTTGATTTCTCTATTTTCTTTTAATAGCTTAAAATTATCGTACTCTTTTGTTTCGTAAATTGTATTTACTTTTTTCATTGTTATAAAATTTAAATTAAACATCACTTTCTATTATTTCAATATACTTTTTAATATTCTCTTCCGCATAACTATTAATTAAATTAGTTACTTCTCTCTCCTGTTGAGGATCTAAATAAACTACTTTGTCTCCTATTCGCATTTCGTTTTTATATTCTTTGAAATCTCCTAAGAGTACTCTGTAATAAATCTCTTTTAATGGTCTTCCCATTTCCCTCATTTGCTTTTCCATCGGTAATGTTAAATAACTCTCAAAAGATCTAAGAGAATGCAAAACAGTACTGTGATCCATATTCTTACCATTATCTCGATATAGACTTGCAATTTCCATTAACGTCCAAGCCTTCGTAGACTTAGTGAATAGCTGATTTAAGATTGCTCTTGCGAATGCATTCCGATCACTCCTACTCCCTTTAATATTTGAAAAGACATCTATGTTAGTTAACTTCTTAATGTCTCTTGCGAATTTTTGAAACTTATACGCTCTTTTATTTTTCATTGAATTTCCTTTTAAATTTATATCTCGAATATAGTGTATTTTCGTAACTAGATTCATTTAGTATCTCCCTGATCTCTTCATCAGTCTTATTCCAAAATATGCTTTTATATACATTCAAAGCATCCTTTAATCTCTCCTTACCCTGATCTACAAAAGATTTATCCACTTTAAAGAAACCAATATCGTAAGTATTTTTGCTAATCACTATAAACTCGTAATCCAAAGGATCAGCTCCCATCAGTTCACAATAAACCACGCATTGTATATCATAACCATACTTATAAGCTGAGATAGGAAAATCCTCTAGATCTCCTGTAGTCTTCAGATCTATAATCGCCCCTCTATCATTTACAATATCTGCTTTGCCTCTAAAAGGTATATCCTGAATATATCCCGCAGCAGGTACTTCGAAATCACATCCCCTAAGTTTATTCATAGCTTTCTTGTTTACAGTAAACTCGGACAATAATTTATCGTTAAAATCTTTCTCTGCCTTAGTATATAAAACTCCATCAACTTCCTCCTGTTCTGCTTTAAATCCTGCAGACGTTCTCGTCTTATACTTAGAGAAATTTAGTTTATTATATTTTTCAGGCTCTAATATAGCATTATGGAATAACTGTCCCGCTCTTAATGATGCATCGCTAACTTTCTTTCCGCTCCCATAATACCAAGCCTTTGGACTTTTAGGAGGTACTAGATCTTTAATAGAGGAACTGCTCAGAGCAATATGCCTATTAAGAGTATTATAATAAAAATTATCGTCTAGCATTTTTTTCTCGAGATCCTCCAATTGGTAAATATCTCCGTTTAGCATTCTAATTTCCTCCATAACTAGTCTTGTTCTTTTACGTGTTTATCGAATTGATCAGTAATCAGACCGATCTTATTTCCATTAATATGGCTAGTTAATACTTTTAATTCCTGAACCTCTTTCCCATCCCAATGAGGTATCAATATATTGTCACTCATTAAATCCAATAGATGTTCCATCTGTCGCATATTTAATCCCTCATAAATTTCGTGTACTAATTCATACTCTTTCTGAATTTCTTTTTTACTTTTTTTCATCATTGTTATTTTTAATTGTGAATTTACTTAAATCATTCTCGGATATTTTTTTTTGCGATTCCATCTCCTCAGATCTTTTTGCTCGATCTAATGCTCTTAATTTATCAGATCTATACTCACTAAGTGCTTTATGGTACATCTGTCTATCAGTTTGATAGCTTTGCATAATAGAGTAACAATTCATAAAAGCTTTAATTAATTTATTAAGACTTTCATTTTTTGGACTTTTCTTGCTCCATTCCCCTAATTGCTCTATGATAAATGCTAAATCAGAATTTAACTCAGCATCTTTTACCCTATCGATTTTCTCGTAGTAATAATATTTCTCAGAATTCATTGTTATTTATTTGAATCTAAGATATAAAAATAATTTAATAAACTAGAGTTTCTGCAGAACTTTTTTCATCTAGCATATAAACTAGCTTTTCTTTTTTCTGATTATTCCAAAGTGTAGTAGATGGGCACCACATCTTCTCTGCATCAGGCATTTTAAGGTCATCTAGCCAAAACATATAATTGCCTTTACTATCACCTACAAAATACAACCTAACATCTACGTTCATATTCATAAGTCTGTTATACTTATCTACTTCGAGCATTTTAGTAGGATAGTATTTATTTCTAAACTTCATTTCCATAGCACACGAAAACCCCTTAGGAGTATATCCAATCGCATCAACAGGGTAATACTGATCATCCCCTGTCCATTCTAAATCCCACCCCGAAAATGTATTTAGTATAATAACAGTAGCCTGTTCTAATTTTTGTATTCTATCAATACCCTCGCCCATAAATATCATTTAATTGAGCCACCCATTGCTGCCAAGTCTTACCTGAACAAGTACAAGGCTTATAGAAACTATGTTTGTAGTATTTAGCGTGAAGATTTGCGATCACTTCCTGAGCATCTGTATCTAATTTCTTTTTTTCCCTAACTTGAGAATATTGTTCGTACTCTTCTTTTAAGAATCTAACCATTTTTTCTCCCAATTAATATGTATCTCATTTATTCTAGCTTGTCTCTCTTTGCAACCGCAACTTTCATATCCAAACCAATCGATCATTATTTTATTTACTAGCCATTTAATTCCTGTTCTCTTAAATACTAGTGCTAAGAAATCCCCTGCCTTCATAGTTTGTTTTTTAATGTTTCCAAAACTTTCTTATACGTATTATAAACTGAATAATAACTTATATCTGTTTTTTTACTTAATCCTGTTATACTCTCCCCTTCATCTATATACTCAAATATTTTCCGATCATACCAATGCATCTTTTTTAGATCCCCTAAAATCTCATTGTAAATCCGATCGATGTCCTGATCATTATTCTGCAATACGAATCTTTTATCTAACTCAGGTTCAAAACCTACTAACTGTGCTTTGCCTTCCTTTCTCTTTAAATCTAAAAACATACTACGAAGAGTTCTAAATACATAATAATAATTAATCTCCGTTTCATTATACATCAAATCAGTTCCTGAGTTTATGATTCTATTTAATTTTATATAAGTCTCCTGTACTATGTCCTCTGCCGTATCCTTATTACATCCAAAGGATCTTACTATGCTTACCCAATCGTTATGCTTATCGTATATGATCTCGAGAGTTGTTTTCAAAACCAAGTAATATGTATTCCTACTATAAAAAGAGTAATCGTTACTCTTCTATAAAACTCGTCCTCTTCTACATCGGGATAGCCATTCATTCTCTGCTCTAAATTAGGATCAAAGTAAAAAAATCCTAAACTAATTCCATAAACGGGTACTATTTGTAAATCAAACTGCATTATTAAAATGGTATTTTTTTCTGATCTCTTTTAGGAGATTCTATCAAATTTATGTTATTTATTTCAAACCCTACATTATTTATAACGCTTTTTAATTTAATTGGCGAATCTAAAGGTGTAGGTCTTCCCCCTGTGTCTATGTCTTTTACCTTTCTCACGTGAACTATATTATACATCCAATCAGTAGGATGCTGAACATATCTATGCACTACAATAAAATCGTCTGCTCTATTAACAAACTTACCCCCTCCCTCAATATCACTTGCCATAGGTGGGATAGGATGATCATAATATTCGTGACTAGCATTGTGTTTTTTTCTTAACGCCTCAGTAGCAGCGTGGCAACAAAGCCATATCGTAACATTATTCTTTTTGCAAAATAACCTCATTTCACTAGTGACCTCGTAATCATATTCGTGTCCGTTTAAACCTTTCTCTTTTTTCTTAGTCAAAGAATTGTAAGGATCTATTATAAATCCCTGATAATTCCAAGCATCTTTAATCGACTGAGCCAACTCCTTTAGATCATTCCAACTGTACATCTTATCATTGCTAATGAATTTAAAATGCTCATTAATCCAATCTAATCTGCTATTAAAATCTTCATTCTCTATCTTATTTATAGGCTTATTCTCTAGAAACTCGATTATCTTTTTTATTAATGTGTAAGGATCATTCTCAGAGGAAAAGACAAGCCATCTACTATTATGCTTAATAGAATACAATACCATTAAAAACAAAACTACTGTTGTCTTACCTACATTAGCGTGTCCTAATACTACATTAAAATTCGATCTCTTTAATCTGAAAAATTCGTCTATCTCGGGAATATCTAACCTAAGTCCTTCGGTTATTCTCTTTTCCCTTATGTCTCTAATCTTCTGTACTTCGTCGTTAAACTCAACTAACATTGTTATAATTTTAAAATAAATATATAAAAAAACCCCCGATCAAATCAGGGGTAAATTTAATTAATCTAAGAAACTAGAATCATCTCTGTCGGGAGAGTGATCTGAGTTCTTTACTTGCTCTTGGTTTTCCTTATCACGCATATAAGTGTCATACGCTAGATAAATATTCCCTCCACTAGATTGGCAAAGATTAAACCGCACCTTTCCATCTTTTGTGCCTTTCTCTTTTACTTTCTCAATAGATTCTATAAGATCTTTTGTATCTATTATAAAATCTAGCTTTTTCCATTGAGGAGATCTATCTCCACTCTTAAAAACACTTAGCCACCCTACATAATCAGGTGCTTTACTTTTTTTATCAAAATCCATTATATACTATTTAAAAATTCTTTTAACTCTTTAAAATACTCTTTTGTACGAGGTATTACTATCTGATCATTATCCTTAGCATAAGCCTGCATACATTCCTTAAAACAAACTTGTAACAATATACTATCATTTGTGTTTATAGGTCTACTTGTCATTTTCCCACTACTTAAAGGAATCTCTTTAGCCTGAATTAACTTTGCTCCTTTAGCATACTTGTACTTGTCATTCGATACATCAAAAGAGATCTCGCTGCCAACAGGATACTTCCATTCTCCCTTTGCATTAAAGTTCCATTCCACCCCATCGGCTAACGTGATCTTGTATTTTTCTAATACTACCTCTTCCCCTGTTTGATTGTCTATGAACGCATTTCCTTTTCCTAAATGCTGAACATAAGTAATTTTACCTGTTTTCATAATTTAATTTTAAATTTAATTCTAAATTCTCTTTTTCAAGTTTTTCAACTTCTCTTCGAAGAGCCTTTACCTCTTCATCTCTTAATCGTAAAAGGTCTTCAATATACATCACAAATTTTTAGGTTTGAAGTTCTCCTTTTGATCTCTTCCTTAGCTTTCTTTTTGTAAGATTCTAAGTGACCATCTCCGAAAGCAATCGCTCTCAAATGGGAAATTGTCATACTCTCCCAATACATTTTTTCATATAAATAATTCATAATTATAATTTTTAATCTGTACTAAGATAATCAAATATTTTTAATAAACAAAAAAAGGGGAGAAAAATCCCCCCCTCGATTAAAATAAAATTATAACAATGAATCTAGGAAAAAACTAAACTCACTCAAATATAGTTAAATACAATTAAATACTGTTAAGTTTTTCCTGATATTTTAAAATAAGATTCTCAATATCTCCGATCGTGAATTTCTGTATCTCTCTAGATCTTTCTAATAATCGATCGCTTGTTTCTTTCCCTAAATAAACCGAATATCTATATTGCTCCCCCTGCCCGAAGATGTTACAGCCCTTGCACTGAGGTTTTACATTATCCTCGTCCCATCTCGTAGAATAATGTTTCCTAGACATAAAATGTCCCGCCTGAATTTCCTTGTAATGATACTTTCTCCCACACGTCACACACTCGCAAAATCCTCTGTGATCAGCATTCGACATTCTCACAAATAACGAAAACACCGCATCTAGCTTTTTAACTAATTTACTTTTAGTAGGCTTCTTAGCCATCTAGGTGATTTAATAATAGATTCCCCGTAGGTTCGTCTATTCCCTTAATTAACTTGTAAAGATACTTACTATCAGATTTAACTTTATTCTTTTCAGCTTTCGTAGAATCGATCCCGAGATTAGTATAGCTTATCGCATCTAATTCTAATACCGCATCTACTCGATCCCTAATCGATAACTCAAAATCACTTATAATCTTTTTACTTAAATTTCTAATAGCCATCTCCTCACTCATTTATTTATTTTTTAAAGTTAGTAAATATATTAATTAGTATACTTATTATACTATATAGTATATTATATTAGTTAGTATATTATACTAGTAATATAAAATTATTTTCCTTGTCCTCTGTATCTTTTTAGATAATTTTTAGAGGATTTTAATTTACTAGATTTTTTTTTGGAGTGAATACCCTTCCTTTTTTTAGATTTACTAATATAGGTCTGTGAATTGATTTTAGCCATCCTTATGCATTTTATTTCCGAATACCTTCTCTACCCCCCTAGAACCGAAGTAACCTCCTATAACTATGCTTAAAAGTCCTGTAATAGAGTCTAAGGGATAACCTAAATACCAACCTACTACATAGCTAACTGTCAAAAATACTAATGTTAAGGGTCTCACATTCTGTGCTAGCCAACTTCCCGACCTAGCATCTGCTACCCATCTTCGAGTAGTTCCATCGATCTCCGCTCTTTCTAATTCTAGCTTTTTAAGTGCGATTTCCTTATCTGCTTCCGAGAGATCACTCCCACCAATAATGGCACTAATAACACTCCCAACGGCAGTATTATCAGCAATAGCACCCACAACGCTCGGTATTTTACTGAGTAAAAATTTTCCAACCGCAGTATCCTTAAGTTTTTTTTTGGGTTGATCCATATCGTTGATCCCGTAGTATTAGTAAGACCAAATAGCGGATGGCTTATCAGGATCGGAGTCGACGTGGATAAAGGTTTTAGCGATACCAATTCTAGAGAATCCCGAATCGATAAGCGATTTAACAATCTTCCATCTAGTAATTCCATCTGTTGCTGCAATATCAGCAGCGTATCCATACATATGCGAAGATCCTTTAGAAGATTCTGTTTTAGGTTTTCCTCCGACTTTTTCGTTATGCTCCTCAGTTCTA